GGTTGATTCGGTCGTGGGTAGGTCTTATGATCTCATCATATTCGACGAGGCCGCTCTCACAGATGGGAGGGATGCTTTCAATGTTGCGCTCAGGCCCACATTAGACAAGGAAAACTCAAAAGCAATCTTTATATCTACTCCAAGGGGTAGAAACAATTACTTTGCAGAATTCTACTATAGAGGACATAGCGAAGAGTTCCCAGAGTGGTGTAGTATAAAAGCTACTTACCATGAGAATCCTCGTGTATCAGAGTCAGACATAGTAGAAGCACAAAAAACAATGTCTGCAAACGAATTTGCCCAAGAGTATATGGCAGACTTTAATGTCTATGAAGGACAAGTCTGGGCATTTAATCATGAAGAATGTATAGCAGATCTATCCCAGATTGACGTAAGTAACATGGATGTATTTGCAGGACTTGACGTAGGTTACAAAGACCCTACAGCTTTCTGTGTAATTGCCTACGATTGGGACAATAGAAAATACTATCTTATAGATGAGTACATGGAAGCAGAAAAAACCACAGAACAACACGCAGCTCAGATTCAAAAATTAATTCATAAATGGGATATTGATTATATTTATATTGACTCTGCAGCTCAACAAACAAGATACGACTTTGCACAAAATTATGATATCAGTACTATAAATGCCAAGAAATCTGTATTAGATGGAATAGGACATGTAGCTACTGTAGTTGATAACGATGAGATAATTGTTAATCAAACTTGCAAAGAAGCACTTATATCATTGGACCAATACCAATGGGACCCTAACCCTAATTTATTAAAAGAGAAACCAAAACATAACATGGCATCCCATATGGCCGATGCTATGCGTTACGCGTTGTATACATTTGAAACCACAGCCACAACGTTTTAGCAAGACCTACAAAAAACAGTTCTTGACATTTGCTGTATGTTTTTGTTATAATTCTAATTAAGAGTAGAAATATGAATTTCAAAAGAGACTTAGTTAAATACGTACGAGACAAAGCAAAATCGAAATATAAGAAATCAAGCGATTGTTATATTTGTGGTGATTGCGAACAGTTAGATTTTCATCACTATCACGGGCTTACAGAACTACTAGAAACTTGGATAAAAAAGAAAAAATTAATTATTAATAACGAGCAAGAAATACTAGAGATTCGAGAAGCCTTTATTGATGAACACTACAAAGAACTTTACGAAGATACAGTAACACTCTGCCATAGTCACCATATGAAACTACATTCAGTGTATGGTAAACGACCCAAGTTGATACACGCAGAGAAACAAAAAAGATGGGTCGAGAAACAGAGAGACAAATATGGCATGGTATGATAGATTCTTAGGAAGAGATAGCGAGGAAAAACTAAATCCTTCGCAGTATGTTATATCCCGAAATGAGGGAATGACTATTGACTCTCGTGAAATTATAACTAATTATAGAAACGCTTATGAACAATTAGAGATTGTAAATAGAGCTGTAAATATGATTGTTGATGATGTTTCAGAGATTCCATTTTCAGTTGGTGAAAAGATTGTAGGTACGAATAATATCTTAAAGAATATTCGTAGATCTAAAGTAGACTTATTACTAAATGTAGAACCTAACCCTTTTCAAGATGTAAGCTCATTTAAAAGAAATCTTATAATTGACTTACTTATAGATGGAAACATCTTTATTTACTTTGATGGTGCTCATTTATATCACCTTCCAGCAGACAAAGTCACAATCTATAGTGACGATAAGACTTATATAGAAAAGTTTACATATGATAACTCAATAGATTATAGTCCAAACGAGATTATTCATGTAAAAGAAAATAGTTTTAACTCTATTTATAGAGGAGTACCAAGACTAAAACCAGCATACAGAACTATGCAACTACTTGCAAGTATGAGAAACTTCCAGGATAACTTCTTCAAAAATGGAGCAGTTCCAGGATTAGTACTTAAGAGTCCTAACACTCTTTCTGAGAAAGTAAAAGAAAGAATGATGCAAGCATGGAGTATGAGGTACAACCCTAATACAGGCGGAAGAAGACCGCTTATATTAGATGGAGGTTTAGAAGTAGACCCATTAACCGATGTTAACTTCAAAGAGTTAGACTTTGCAGAATCAATAAAAGCAAATGAAAGAATAATTTTAGAAGCGATGGGCATACCACCAATTTTATTAGATGGTGGTAATAATGCAAACATTAGACCTAATCATAGATTGTACTACTTAGAGACAGTACTACCAGTAGTTAAGAAACTGGGATATGCATTAGAAAGATTTTTTGGTTTTTCACTAAATGAAGATGTAACAGGTATTCCTGCTTTACAACCAGAATTGAGAGACCAGGCAGCATACTATGCTACTCTTGTAAATACAGGCATTTTAAGTGCCAATGAAGCAAGAGAAGCATTAGGAAAAGAACCTGTAGCCGGATTTGACGAGCCAAGAGTACCTGCAAATATAGCAGGCTCAGCTGTAAACCCGGAACAAGGCGGTAGACCTGAAGAGGCTGCCCCAAGCGAGGAAGAATAATTATGACAAAAGATATGATAGCAAAAGCCGTTTCAGAATATTTCGTTAAAGAAGGCGGCATTTTGAATATAGTAGAATACAAGGGGAAAGGCAAGGATGTTCCAGTTAAGGACTATATTATAAGAAAACATTTCGGTTCTTGGAACAGATTTGTCGCTGTAATAAACAAAAGATACCCTGTAATTATACCAGAAGTAAAAAAAGCACCAGTTAAGAAAACACCTGCTAAGAAAGTGGAGAAGAAAGATGTCAAATAAAATTTATCATTGGACTAGTACTTTTAAAGCATTAGGTGAAACAGATGACGGTGGGATAGATATTAAAGGTTCAGCAAGTACAAATGGACTTGACAGAGCTGGAGATATTATTGAAAGTGATGCATGGACAAAAGGTGGATTAGAGAACTTTAAAAACAATCCAATAATTTTATTCAATCACAACTACGACAAACCAATTGGTCGTGCAAAAGATTTAAAAGTTACAGAAAACGGTTTAGAAATATCTGCAAAGATATCAAAAGCTGCTGGAGATGTAACACAACTTATTAAAGACGGTGTCCTTGGAGCTTTTTCTGTCGGTTTCAAAGTCAAGGACGCTGATTATATGACTGAAACCGATGGATATAAAATAAAGGACGCAGAGCTTTTTGAAGTTTCTGTAGTATCAGTTCCTTGCAACCAAGGGGCAACCTTTGGCTTAAGCAAGTCATTTGATAGTATGGAACAGTACAACGAGTACAAGCAAACTTTTTACAAGGCTAACCCAGCAGAATCAGCAGACGCTGTTAATGTTGAGCAGCCAAGACGGGAGGAATCCCATAACATGGAGACAAATATGTCAAACGAAAAACAATCTCCTGAAAGCAATTTCGATTTAGATGCTTTTGCAAAGAAAGTAGCTGCTGATACAGCTGCTGAAATTGCAATGAAGCAAGCTGAGTCAAAAGCTGCTGAACAGAAGGCTGCAGAAGAAGCTGCTCAAAAAGCAACTGATGAAGCTGAAGTTCTAAAAGCTAACGAAAAAGCCGATCAGGAAAAAACTAAAACTATAGTTGAAGCTGGATTATCAGGAGCCGAAAAGCTAATGAACGATGTTGAAGCTAGAGTTAATGATAACTATTCTAACTTAGAATCAGTTGTTAAAAATCTAGAATCTCAGTTAGCTGAGAAATCAGAAGAAATCATGAATATTAGAGAGTCTAAAAGACATTTCTCTGATAGAAGTGGTACTGGTAACTGGAAAAAAGAATTTGAATCAGATATTCTTGATGCAAAATTTGCTGGTCTAGCGACTGGTAAAGGTTGGAACAGCGATATGTCAAAATCTTTGATGGAAAAAGTTAACACTCATTCAGGTGTGCAAGTTTCATCAGCTGATTTCGAACAAATCGTTTCAACTAACATTGAAAGAGATATTCAAAATGAGCTAGTTCTAGCACCTCTATTTAGAGAAATTGCAATGAACTCTGCAAATATGATTATCCCAATCTTACCAGATAGCGGTTACGCTGAATTTACTTCAGGGTCTGCTGTAGCAAACGACAATTTAGATATGAGGTCTGCTTCTTATGGTGACGATGCAGGTGTTACTATGCAAGAAAGAATTCTTACAACTAAGAAACTTATTTCTCAGTCATTCTTAGGTAATGAAACTGAAGAAGATGCAATCTTACCGATTCTTCCTTTAATTAGAGAGTCTATGGTTAGATCACACGCTAGAGCAATTGAAAATGCTGTTTTAGCTGGTGACGATGCTGAAGGTGCTTTCGGTACTAGTGGAGCTTCTTTTGAAGGTCTACTTCACTTAGCAAGAAATGATTCAGACTTTACTGCATCAACTACTGCTTTTGCTGATGATACAGTTACAGCACTTGATCTTCTTGGAATGAGAAAGAACATGGGCAAATATGGTGTTAATCCATCAGAAGTTGTTTATATCGTTTCACAAAGAACTTACTATGAACTACTAGAAGATCCTGAGTTCCAAGACGCACAACTTGTTGGCGACATGGCAACTAAGCTTTCTGGTGAAATTGGTCAAGTATTCGGTTCAAGAGTACTATTATGTGACGAGTTTGCTACACCAGCAGTTTCTAAGTTCGGTGCTATTGCTGTTAACCCAAGAAACTACGTATTGCCAAGACT